CTGATGAACCTGTTGTGTTGGAACCCACCCCACCTCCTGAATTATCTTTAAATTTGGACTTGAGGGTTGCCCCACTTACTATAGGCGAGGCAGCACCTTTCACCGGCATTCTGTTAACCACAGACGCCATGACCAAGATGGAGTACGACCATACGCTAAGCTTGACGCTGTTGAGGAATCAACACGCTTTCGAACTCCAGCGTTTCCAGCTTCGTCTTGATACAGAGGTTGCATTGCGTGCTACCGAGAAAGAGCTATATGAAACAACCTTAGCTTCTCGACTGGAACGGATTCAGCACCTTGAGGAAATAGCAGTTTCTAGACGACCAGACTGGGTTATGCCCGTGGCAATTCTTGGTTCCTTCCTCGTCGGTGCCGGTGTGACTGTTGGTATCACCTATGCGGTGAACCAGCCGTGAAAGAAGAAAAAGATTGGGATTTGATTGCCGGTGTTGAAAAGGCTATTAAAGAAGAGTACGGAGCCGCCACAATCCAAAACCCGCAAAGTAACTGGAGCGATGAGCAAGAAGAGCAATATCTCAATCAATTGAAAATTGTTGCCGAGAAAGAGAGAGCCCGCAGAACTAAATCAGAGAAGGTCGAAGTCAGTGCGGGTGTTTTTGTATCTAAGAAACTATTTAAGAAGGAAACTAATAACCGGACTTGTCCGGTCTGCGAAACATACTCATTTGATTCGAAAGATGATATTTACATGAAGAAGTTTGAATGTTGCTGGTCTTGCTATATTCAACATATTGAAGGTCGGGAGGAACGGTGGAAAAATGGCTATCGCCCATAAAAATAAAATTTCTGAAGAAGCTTATCGCCGAATTCTCAAGGAAGAGTTCGCTGCTATGCTCCGTGCCGAGCTTCAAGGTAATACTTTGGACGAAGGATTTCTTGACAAGCTCAAGGGTAAGGGCAAGAAGATTGGACAGGCTTATTTAAAAATGTTCAATGCGTACAATGATGTGTTTAAATCGGTTTATGGGTTTGATGCCACTGACGAGAAGGCACCGGATACGCCCTCCCCCCAAGAGGTCGGGCAGGAGCTTGCTCAAGGAGATGCAGAAGGTGCAGATGCCATGGTGGGTGATTTTCACCAACAGCTAAAGAAGCTCCAAGGAAATCCAGAGATAGCCGACCATGCCCAAGAGATTGTAGATAAAATTATGGCGAAGAGCCAAGAAGTGGACGCTGCCCTCGACGGCGGCGAAGCAGGAGAGAAAACCGCAGATACAGAACCGCTCCTTGGCTTGCTTGATAAAGTAATAGACCAATGGGATACTATCCAAAATAAAACAAAAGATGGAAACCTTAAGAAGTCTATGGACTATATAGAGAAGGTGGCTATGGCAGAACAAAAGGAGAAAAGTCAAAATGGCTGAAGTAATTGATATTATACAGGGCATTTCGCAAGTAATGGCGAATGTCCATGATGGGGCTCTCGATGAGAATGGTGAGCCTATTAAAATTGGTTTGAAGCGTGAAGAAGATGTGGCAATTACTGACCGCCGAGTTATGGACGGGTTCAAGGTTGCAATGGTTGGTGACCAACTGCACATCAAGTATCACGGAGAGGTGACGATGAAGGAGGCTCATGACAGCGGATTCGAATCAGAACTTGGTCAGATGTGTGCAGACATTGCGTCTTTTCTCAAGAAGGAATATAAGAAAGTTACAGGCTCAGCCCTGAAGCTTGAAAAGCAGGGCGATGTTGATGCTATCGTACAATCTGTTGGAGCCCATCGTTCTTGGGTGCAAGCAACTTGTGTGTATACACTCGGCGGCTTGGGCGAAGGAGTCGAAGCGGCACTACAGGGCAGTGATGAGGACCGTCTTGACAAGTCTATCCGTAGTTGGCTGGAGCTTGGACCATCTGGTAAGGCAAAAAACGATAAGCGTCCAGCGACCAAGGAGGATTAAAAAATGAAAATCACACAAGGCAAATTAAAGCAGATTATTAAAGAAGAGCTTGTCAAGCTCCGAGAAGGCGATGATCACTCCAGAACAATTACTCAGATTGAAACGATTGGCGATGTTGTTATGGGGGTTGTTGGCATGATTGACAACCCAGAGGCTATCGAGCGTCTTGAGAGGGTTGACGAAATGATTACCGACCTTCTTGCACAAATGCAAGGCGTTGGACCAGCACCAAGACAATTTTAAGAGCAGAGAAACATGAATGGCTCAGTACCTAACGAAACAACAGATATTAAAAGAAATCATTCAGTGCGGTAAAGACCCGGTTTACTTTCTCAACAACTACGCAAAAATCTCACACCCAATGCACGGTCTGATTCCATTTCGGACTTATCATTTTCAAGATGACTTGCTCCAAAGTTTTAACGATCACCGCTTCAATGTTATTTTGAAAGCCCGCCAGCTTGGTATCTCAACCATCACGGCGGGTTATGTTGTGTGGCTCATGTTGTTCCATCGAGACAAAAATGTTCTTGTTATGGCGACAAAATTTGGTACAGCCGCAAACTTGGTTAAAAAAGTAAAAGCTGTGATGAAGCATCTTCCCGATTGGTTGAGAATAGCCGATATTAATGTGGATAACAGAACTTCATTTGAATTAACTAATGGCTCACAAATCAAAGCCTCTTCGACAAGCTCTGATGCTGGTCGTTCAGAGGCTCTTTCCTTATTGGTCATTGATGAGGCAGCGCATGTTGAAGGCTTGGAGGAATTGTGGACTGGTTTGTATCCAACACTTTCGACTGGTGGGCGATGCATTGCTCTATCGACCCCGAATGGGGTGGGAAACTGGTTCCATCAAGCTTATGTCGGTGCCGCAGAACAAACAAATGACTTTTTCCCCACCAAGCTTGCATGGGATGTGCATCCCGACCGTGACTTGGCGTGGTTTGAAAAAGAAACTCGTAATATGTCCAGACGACAGATTGCTCAAGAGCTAGAATGTAACTTCAACATGTCTGGCGAGACTGTCATCCATAGCGAGAACATTGAACAACTTGAAGCAACTGTTTGTGCTCCGAAGTGGAGAGCCGGGTTCAACCGGAACTTTTATATTTGGGATGAATACAACCCTGAAAATTCTTATTTGCTGGTCGCTGATGTAGCCCGAGGCGATGGTAAAGATTATTCTGCCTTCCACATAATCGACATTACGAATATGCGTCAGGTCGCAGAATATCAAGGCAAGGTTGACCTTGATATGTACGCTGCCTTTTTAGCCGATGCGGGTCGTCAATATGGCGGGTGCATGTTGGTGGTAGAAAATAATAATGTTGGTTATTCTGTGCTGACAAAATTGGAAGACATGGGATATCCGAATATTTACTACTCAGTTAAGTCAACCCACGAACATGTCGAATCATATGCTGCCCAAGGAAGAAGCGGTGTAGTCCTCGGATTCACTACATCTATGAAGACCCGCCCGCTTATTGTTGCTAAATTGGAAGAGTTTATTCGCAATGAACTAATTATTGTGCAGTCTTCTCGGTTTCTGAATGAATTAAAAACTTTTGTATGGAACAACGGGAAGCCCGAAGCGATGAGGGGTTATAATGATGACTTGGTAATGTCGATGGCAATTGCTTGTTGGGTGAGGGACAACGCTTTGGTATCCAGTCAGCGTAGCGTGGAATATAAAAAAGCATTTTTGAATGCAATGACAACAAGCAAGAAAACACTTAACACAAGGATACCCGGTATGGTAGGATATGGGGGTACTAAGTACGATGGCGAGATTGAACAAATTCAAGAGGCAATAAAAAACTTCCCCGGTCTTTTTAAAGGATAATATAAAATGGCAAATAACAACCAGAACATAAAAAACGAAGAATCAAGGCTGTTCAAGCAGTTAACTCGTTTGTTCTCTGGTCCCATCGTTGACCATCGCCAACAGAATGTGCGTAAGCGCAGACGCAAGGCGCTGGACAATTACGCTTCTAGATTCACTTCCGCCAGTGGAAAACAATTTCAAAAGTCGGCACAGTCGCCCTTCGACCAATTTACAAGTGCTGCGCTGGCTAATCAGCTTCGTGGTGAGAGATATGTTGATTTTGAGCAGATGGAATATGAGCCGATTATTGCTTCTGCGCTGGACATTTATGCAGACGAAATGACATTTCACAATGAGCTTAATGCCATGCTTAACATTGAGTGTCCCAATGAAGAAATCAAGACCACGCTTTGGACTTTATACAGCAGCGTTCTAAATGTTGACTTCAACCTTTATGGTTGGTGCCGAACAATGTGCAAGTATGGGGATTATTTTCTTTATCTTGATATTGACGAAAAATCTGGCGTTAAATCGGTTGTGCCTATCCCCACCGCAGAGATGGAAAGGATGGAGGGCGAAGACGCTACCAACCCAAATTATATCCAGTATCAGTGGAACTCCGCTGGGCTCACTTTTGAGAACTGGCAGGTTGCTCACTTTAGAATCCTTGGCAACGACAAGTATGCCCCCTACGGAACCTCCATTCTTGAGCCAGCCAGACGGATTTGGCGACAACTACACCTGCTTGAAGATGCTATGATGAGTTATCGCATCACTCGCTCTCCCGAGCGACGAGTGTTTTATATTGATGTAGGAAACATTGCTCCACAAGATGTAGAGCAATACATGCAGAAAGTTATGACCCAGATGAAACGGAATCAAGTGGTTGATTCAACTACGGGTCGTGTGGACTTGAGGTATAACCCACTCAGCATTGATGAGGATTTCTTTATCCCGACAAGGGCAGGCGAGCACAGCAAAGTTGAATCCCTTCCCGGTGGGACTTATACGGGTGATATTGATGATGTAAAATATCTTCGTGATAAATTGTTTGCTGCTTTGAAGATTCCGCAGTCATATCTTTCAAGGGGCGAGGGCGCAGACGAAGACAAGACAACTCTGGCTCAAAAAGATATTCGTTTTGCCCGCACTATTCAAAGGCTTCAGCGTTCAATGATTGCTGAATTGGAAAAGGTCGGCATTGTTCACCTGTACACTCTTGGATACAGGGGTGATGATCTAATAAATTTTAGAATTAAGCTAAACAACCCTTCCCAAATTGCTGCGATGCAAGAACTTGAGCATCTTCGCACCAAGTTTGATATTGCAGGGTCAGCTACAGAGGGATATTTTTCGAAGCAGTGGGTTTATAAAAACATCTTCAACATGGCTGAAGAGGAAGTCTTGCGAGTCCAGCGTGAAATGTTCTATGATAAAAAACTTGAAGCTGCCCTTGAAGCCGCAGCCGAGGAAGACGCTGCTGGCGGAGAAGCGGGTGGTGATGAAGGCGGCATGGACCTTGGTGGTGGTGACGATGGCGGTCTTGGCGGACTCGGAGGCGACGACGAGGGCGGCGATGATGAGGGTGAGGAAGAAGACGGAACTCTTCTTGCAGCACCCGGTAAGAGAGAATCTTATTTAACCCCCAATGCAAAGGGTCACGAATATACTCCGGTGGGCACCGACACCAGAGACATGGGCGCACGCCAGCGCAGTATTAAATCGAAATGGTCCCAAGAGACTGCGAGAAATACACCAAGAAATACTTTTAAAGGCTTATCTGATTTCTTATCCCTGTCAAAAGGAATTTCTGAGAGCCAAGCAACTACTTATGGTAATAATCACGAAAAACTTCTTTTAGAAGTTAATCGGGAGCTTTCTACGATGGAAGTTCAAAATCTGATTAATGAATTGGAGAGTAAAGAAGATGACCGAGAAAACAAAGCAGAAAAAGATTAAATATCGTCACAACAAGAAGCGCAACACTGCTCTTCTTTTTGAAATTCTTGTAAAAGAAATGGCGAAATCCGTGCTTTCAAAAAACAATCAGCGCCAAACCGCCGTTGCTCAGATTATTAAAGAGCATTTCAAAAAAGGTTCATCGCTGTATTTGGACTTGTCCCTCTATCGTGCGCTTAACGAGTCCAAAAACATGGACCGTCGCCACGCCGAGAGACTACTGGCTGAAGTTCGAAGAGATAGGGAAAAAATTGTTTATCGTCAATTGTTTGCCGAGCAAACTGATTTGATTAGGGAAATCAATAGCACGCTGGATATGAGTGTGTTTTCTAATTTTGTTGCAGACTATAAAAATCTCGCAACCATAGCACAACTTTTCTCTGATAGTTCTTCTGCGCCAGAACGGGTACTTCTGGAAGACCGAATTCTTGAGTTTATGGTCAAAAAGAAGGAACCCACAACTCAGAAATTAGAACATGTTGATAATTTGGTTTATAAAACATTTGCTACGAAATTTAACGAAGCCTACAGCGGCAAGTTGCACGAAGAGCAGCAACAGGTTTTGACTCGTTATGTTTTCTCTGTATCGGACAACGGCGTAAGCTTAAAAACATATTTAAATGAAGAAATCGACCGCTTGAGAGAAAGCGTGAAGGCATCCCTGTCTATACCCGAAATTAAGGCAGATCCCGAGATGCAAAAGAAAACCGAAGCTGTTGTTAACTTTTTAGATGGCTTACACAAGACTCCACTAAATGACGACACTGTTCAAAAATTATTAAAGATACAAGAACTGGTTCGGGAGGCAAATCCAAATGGCTGACCCAATCAAGGTTGCCGTTGGTGCTGAAGCCATCGCCGCAGCCAAACAACCTGCGGCTCCCCCTGAGCCTCCACCACCATCTTTGTCAATGGAGGTGAGAACAACGCTCGATGGCAATATTGCAATTTATGACCACGCCGATGTGGACATTGTTGTAATGCCTGAAACCAAGAAGGTACTGGCTTTGCCGAAAGGCGAAATGAACGATGAAGTATACGCTGCACAGGACCGGCTTTTTCATTACTTGAGAGGCAAGGGTGTGGTCACAGAAGATAGTGTACACGGCGGCAATGTATATGGTTCGATGCAGGCGAAGTTTCCCGAATCAGCCGATGGGAGAAACCCGGTGGAAGTCGTTGTTTTTTCTATTGGCAAATTTCTTGAAGAAGAGAAACCATATTACATGCATGATGCCGCACTGGAGGCTTCGCTTCAAGATAGGTTCCTAGAACCAAACGAAGAAGAATCAACTGAGCTTGGAGAAGTTCCACAAGAAGCGGACAAGGGTGCTGGAGTCGTGTTCCCCGCAATCAAATCTTACTACCGAGTATACGAGGGTAAAGATGGGGGTGGGGATTGATTGAGCTTGTTAGTTTTATTTTAGCCGCCCACGGCATGACTCAGATATTAATCTATGGAACAATCTTTGATAAAGTAAGACCCACCGAGGGCAAACTTGGAGAATTGTTTCATTGTCCAATGTGTTTGGGTTTTTGGTCGGGTGCGTTTTTGTGGGCGACAAATTCGTGGACTGAACTATTTATTTATGATCACAGTCTCTTAACGGGATTTGTTCTGGGATGTATTAGTTCCGGCACTTCATATGCCCTGAGCATGATGTTCGGGGATTGTGGTTTTAAAGTAGAACACAAATTTTTAGGAGGTTGTGAAAATGATGAAAGCAATTGAAAACATGGTAAATGATTTTCTTGATGTTATGACGGGCAAGTGGATGCTCCAGCCTGTTCGTCGCTGTTGCAAGGGAAGCATACTCGGGCGGGTAGCGCCCGCTGTTTTAAAACACAAACGAAATTGAAAAATGGCAAGTATAGAAAACAAATATCGCATACCAAAGGGTGCGGAGATAAAACCCTCTTCTCTTGGATACTATAATTTTTGGTATCCACATGAGAAAAAACTCTTTCTTACCAAGGAGTCATTAAAGGTTCAACCTCTTTCGTGGTCAGGTGGCGGTCAATGGTCTGCTGTGGCGGTTGAGCTACCAGTTGCAGGCGAATATGAATCTCCGATAAAAGTTCTTTGGGTTCGAAAGAAGCTACTTAAAGACATAGCGTCAGCGGTACAAATCCGAGACTTTTTAAAAACGAGGGGCAAGAATAAATGAAAAAGATTCTGTTAACAGAGTATTATGAATTGTGTGAGGGCGGCGTTTGTCAGGATTATCTGACAGAAGCCGAGAAAGCAGAAATTACTAATGGTGGGATGTACCTCACGGGTGTAATGCAGCGTGCAGACGCACAAAATGGCAACGGTCGTGTGTATCCCCGCCCGGTCCTTGAGCGAGAGCTTAAGAATTATGCAAAGTTGGTAGAAGAGAGCAGAGCCCTTGGAGAACTTGATCACCCAGAAGACTCCGTTATCAACCTTAAAAATGCCTCACACATGGTAACTAAAGTATGGTGGAACGGCGATGATGTCATGGGTAAAGTAAAGATTCTGGATACTCCTTCTGGAAATATTCTAAAGTCTCTTGTGGGTAGTGGTGTCAAACTTGGCATTTCTTCCCGAGGGTTGGGTTCGGTTCATGAGGAAATGGGCTCTACAATTGTTGAGGATGATTTCCAATTGATTTGTTTTGATTTTGTATCTGAGCCTTCGACCACTGGAGCTTTTATGATGAAAGAGGGGAAGGAGCCGAATATTTTTAATAAAGCTGACCGCATTAACCGCTTGCTGAACGATATTGTAGAAGGATAATATGAAGAAGTCAGAGTTGAAAAGTATACTGAAGCCTCTTGTCGAAGAATGTGTCCGAGAAGCTTTGTTTGAGAATGGCATCCTTGCGTCTGTTGTCACGGAAGTGTTACAGGGCGTTCAGGGTGCGAATGTCATTCGGGAGTCGGCTCCAGCCACTCGGACAGCCGAGGTTGATGAGAGTCAAAGCCGTCAAGCCCGCCAAGCCGCAACCGACCAAAGGTTACGAGAGGCGAGGGAAAAAATGCTTGATGCAATCGGCGGAGACTCTTACAATGGCGTAAATATTTTTGAGGGAACAACCCCTCTCAGGTCTGGTGGAACCCCCGGTGGTTCCCCCAAACCCGGTAGCCCACTCTCTGGAATGGACCCGTCCGACCCCGGCATTGATATTTCTGGGCTGTCACAATCCATGGGAAACACTTGGAAGAAGTTGGCTGGGGGTAAATAATGGCTGGGACAACAGTATATTTACGCAGAGGGGAAAGTGGTGATTCTCTGATAAGAAGGTTCAGTCGGAAAGCCAAGAAAGAAAACTTGATGGAGGAAATTCGACACCCAGTTCATGGGACCACCTCTTGTCGGGTTATTTCGAAACCCAATCTCAAAAAGAAATACAAGAAACAGCAAGCAGAGCGTCGAAGGATTGCAGACCAGCGCAGGAAAGAACGAAGAGCATTAAAACGGCAGGCAAGATTCAACAAACAGAACAAGAAGCGAGCAGCCGTACAAAAACAAAGACAAGCTTTCAAAAGAAATGACATTTCAAAGAAAACAAACTAATTAAACTGTGAAAAGGAGAGAATAAAAAATGGCAATTGGAACACCCAGAGGGACACGAACCCGGCGTCCTGCAAATATAACTGGTGTGGATGGCGGTACACTCACCGTATCGTCTGTAGCATCACTACAGAACAACGCAGCGGGGTACGCCACACAAGGCTATGCCACTGCCAACCAACAGTATTTACACATTCTCGTTGAGGAAACGAACCTCGGCGGGGACACCGACGCCGATGCAGTAGCAGTTTATGGGTTCTGCTATGCCTTTGATAGATGGTTTCAGCTTGGGGAACAAGAGCACACGGGGGCTCAGTCATGGGCATCAAACAGCATACCCACTGCCCTCGCCCTTGACCCGCCAAATGTTACCACCACCACGGCGGCAGGCGACCATCTTCCTTCTAGTAGAAAGTACAATCGCTTCGATATTGCAGGCATAGATAGAATTGCAGTTGTTGCAACAAACGACGCAAGGGTTCTTATCATGGGAGCAACTAACAGTTTTTAAAAGAAAAGCTTAAAACGACAAGTCCGTAAAGGAGTTGCAGCTTTCTTTTGTTTAAAAAATGTATTTTACCATTATGCATACTATTTATTTGTAGAATTTTGGGTTAATGCCCAACATCATATATGGTAAAAGGAGCTAATTAATGTCTAATATGCTAGAACAAGCTATTGTAGACGCCAAAGCACTAAGAGAAGCCGCAGTCAAAAGCGCAGAAGTTGAGCTACTTGATAAATACGCAGACGAAATGAAGTCCGCCGTCACTAAGTTGCTTGAAGCTGAAGAAGATGAGCTTGGTCTAGGTGGTTTCGGCGACGATCCCGTAGCCGATGCTCCACCCGAAGGCGGTCCCGAAGGCGCACCCCCTGCATTTACAGACGGAGAAAGACTCTGCCCTTGCCCTGAAGACGGACAAGAGCTTGAGGTTAACTTCGCAGAATTGCGTGCAGATGTTGATGCGGCATCGGATGCTGGCGAGGCAGAAGGCGTAGGTCTTGATGCTCTCGGTGGTGGAGAAGAGGAAATGGGGCTAGGTGGCGAAGACGAGCTTGGTCTTGGTGATGAAGAAGAGGACGATGAGCTTTCGCTTGAAGAAAATCTTGCCAATGCTCTGAAAGAACTTACTTCTGATATTTCCGAGGATGTTTTACTTGATCTAGTAAAGACAAGCGAGTTGCAAGAAGAAGAGAGTGAGGAAGCAGAGGAAGAGCCAGAACAGGCTCATACATTTGCTGGTGCAGGCTCCGACGACGACCCAACCGCTGCTCTTAAAGCTGGCTATGCGAAGAAGGAAGAATCCTTAAACAAAAGAATCGCAAGGCTCTCTAAGAACCTTAGTATGATGAAAGAAAGAAATAAGAATTACAAGAATGTCATCGGTAAGATGACTGGTAGATTAGCTGAGGTCAATTTGTCCAACGCTAAACTACTTTATACGAACCGGGTGTTAAACAACGCCTCCTTGAATGAGCGACAAAAGAATACTATTGTCGAGTCGATTTCTAACTCTGGTTCTGTTGAAGAGGCGAAGACTATTTTCAACACACTTCAAAATGCCGTGTCCGGTCGGAACAGCCCAAAGCGTTCTGCACCAAATACACTGAGCGAAGCTGTGAGAAGGAATGCTTCCCCCTTTGCGCTTAGAAGCCATAAGGAATCTGGGCAAACAGATGCATTCTCTGAAAGAATGCAAAAACTAGCTGGAATTAAATAAAAATCTATAGGAGGATTAAAAAATGTCAATTCTAAATAAATTAACTGAGGGTATCGTTCGTCGTGACCTCTCTGCTGACGGTGCTGCTCTCCACACTAAGTGGGAAAAGACCGGACTGCTTGAGGGACTAGATAACACTGCCGCTCAGGGTATGGCGGTTCTACTTGAGAACCAAGCCAAGGAACTCCTTCGTGAGTCCAACTCAATGGCAGGCGGTGATGTAGAAGGTTTCGCTGCTGTCGCTTTTCCAATTGTTCGCCGAGTTTTCGGTGGGCTACTCGCTCAGAAGCTTGTCTCCGTACAGCCGATGAGTCTACCTTCTGGTCTTATCTT